AGGACCGGAAGGACCGACTACGCCCTGAGGACCGGAAGGACCGACTACGCCCTGAGGACCGGAAGGACCGACTACGCCCTGAGGACCGGAAGGACCAACTACACCCTGAGGACCGGAAGGACCTATGACACCCTGAGGACCGGAAGGCCCGGAGGGGCCTAAAGGACCTGAGGGGCCAGAGACACCCATACTTCCCTGAGGACCAGATGGACCCGGAGGACCTTCACTAGCGGGGCCAGAAGGGCCTATTGCACCGGAAGCTATAAAAGCTGTAAAGAAGCTAATAGACAAAGTTGCTACATTGTCTTGTCTAGCTAATCTGAATTCCATTTTATAAGGGCTGGAACTACTTATATAGCCCCGGACTCTTTCTATTTTGGGGAACTTTTCACCATACCGATTAAGACTATAATCTGTGTCTTTTCGTGTATCTTTAATATATTTTCCTACTTGTTTTAAGTTGTCTCCCATTTCTCCCCCAAAGTTTTATGTAACTGGTGAATCCTCAATAGACTGTAATTGATAAATAGCAGTATTTGTATGCCATCTTTCACATTCCATAGCCCAAGAATTACCAGAAGAGGATTCTTTAATAGTCATTGTGTCTATTCTTACTCTTACTGGACCCATTTTCTTAGAGTAAAGCACAAAGCTATCTCCGGGCAGTAACCCTAAATCTTCCCCTGTATATTCAACTGAACATCTTTTTTCGGGTAATCGCCTATTCTTTAATTCATTTCTTGATAAGCCAATTAATTTGGTATAGTCAGCCGTATCTCTAAAGTCCTGCTGTCTTACTACTGTTCTTCCCAATATAATCTTGTTTTTATGGTCTTGTGTAAGAGTAAACAAGGGGAGTCCATCTATATCTGATCCGCTGGAATACAACAGAGAACCCATCTTGGAGAAATCATTTACTATCTGCCATTGAACAATTACATTTTGCCCCTCGCGCAAGATAATATCTGTATCTGTTCCAATTCTAGGAACAAAACTAAGTCCATCCTCTGTAATATTTGATTCTGTTTGTATAGCTTCTGTTAAACTACCTAAAATATCCATGTGATTTTGCTGTGTAAAGCTTGCTGATAACACAATTTCTTCGTTAGTTAAAACACCATCTAGATAAATATATCTATAAGTATTTGTTGATTCAGTATCTATACCGGGCTCACCATTATATGTGAGAGTAATATATGCCCCTGAACCTTTCTCACGGCTCCAAGCATCCCAGTTATCATCTACGCTACCTTCGGATACCTGCATAATTGTAATACCATAATTAGCTGCGTTACTTCCCCCTGCTATAACAGGTGCCCATGCCTTTACTATATTAGTAATATCCACAGATACCCAAGTATCTCGTGCTTTACCCGGTGCCCAATTAACCTTATCAGTCTCAGTCGTAGCAGGTTTATTACCCCAAGTTACAGCATTAGAGGACCAAACAGAAGTATCTGCACCCTTACCATACGTTCCTTCAGACCATGCGGAAGTATTACGTTTAACATAAAGATTAGGATTATGATAAGTAAATACATGATAAGAACGCATAAATAACTTAGCAGAAGTAATCGTAGTTACACTAGACCAGTCGAGTGCAAATTTCAGGAGCATTCTATCCTGAGAGGCTGAGCCTGAATCATAGGCTGCATATATAGCATTTCCTGCACCACTACCATAGTTGGCAGAACCACCATAATGACACACCCACGAGTCCTGTGTAACTGCAAAGTTCTTAGTTGCCATATTTACTGTCTCCTAACAATTAAAACATCTATCTGGATAGGCTGCTGTATCAATAGGATCATCTGTAGCGTCATATATCCCATTTGAACTATCAGTTTTTATAATTGCCCGATAACTTCCCCAAGGCAATTCACCATAAAGTTCGCCAGCCTCAGAAAATAGATTAAAAGTATATACTCTCCACTTATCTGTACCTACATCTAAGGACTTATTCAAATCTGTTATGCGCCACCATCTAGCCGAAACTGGGCCACCCATTACATCCCATGTATCATCAGCAGTAACCATTGAGTGACCCCCATGACCAGCCCATGTGCCACCCGTTACTACATAATTACCCAAATCTAACTCTAGTGGGTCATAAATTGCGTCATTACAACTTTCTAGCCAAATCATGCTAGTTCCGAATTCATCATCAATGTTACTCTCTGTTTTTACTCTTACCTTATCAACATAAAGGGGCTGTAGTAAATCTACTATGTACCAAGAACTAGTATCACCCGATACAACTAAAGGCTTATTTTGTTCTGCATATGTAGAATCATTTCCATCATTTATTTCCGGGGATAACTGAGAAGCCCCAATAGTTTCTCCTAACCCTAAGCCCCATCTACCCCAATCATAGGCATCAATAGTGTATCTCCATGAATAATCGTTACTATCAAATATACATAGTTGGGCTATTTCCCCCGCCCTCTTTCCATTATCCAAATCAACTATTACACTATCTTGAAGATCGTCATTCTCATCCCTGTAGGTAAGAATAGAAGTTGCCTCTGTTTGATAAGTACCATTATTTAATAGTAACTGTATGTTCATCTTACCAAAGTTAGGGCCTTTAGCGCCCAATACCATTATTCTATCTCCAACAAAATCAAAGGTAGCATAAGTATCAGGATCGTCCCATTTAAAAATGGAACCATTTGTGTATCTTGCGTCATATACCTGATGCAAGTAATCTACTCTATTGAAGAACACTCTTCTAGAATCCTCATTATAATTTACAAACGATCCTTGCCAATAACCCTCAAAGGAGTCAATGGACACAAATCCCTCTACAACCTCTATTTTTATATCATAGGTTGTTTCTGGTTTAAGTAGACCCGATTCATAAGTTATCTCAAATAATGGGTCTGCATGTAAATCATCTGGCATACTTGGTATATCATAAATTTCTGCCCAACTTCCCCATGTACCCATAGGAGAAGTATCATCCCGTTCTCTTAGATATATTTTCGCATGGCCCCCACCCTTACCAATAGGCACAGTAGTATACCATCTAAAGGATTGCCCTCTAAATTTCATAGTAGCTGTGGCACCCGGAGTATCAGACCAAGAATAACTAGACCCCCAAGAGAAGGGATCAGTTGTAGAATACCATGCATCTGCATGACTTATATACGCATCTGCTGAACCTTTCATTAGAGCATACTGAACATTAACAGGTCTTGGATTTGTATCCCACCCAATATCCACACTATCTGAAGTCTGGTCACTCTGATAAAGCATATTATTGTTTTGGTCTAATATGGCAAAAGAGAACCCATCAGGATAGCAATTAGCACAATCATTAGGGAAGAAAGTTGTATAATAAGTAGAAGGTGATCCTGTCCATGTTACTGTATATTTAGAGAAGAACCCACCCGGTTCAAATTTTCTATAACCGGATGGAGTAGTAATAGTATCATCTGAATCATAATACATATCATAGAGTATTTGAGAATTATTATTATCAATTCTTTGTAATCCTAGAGGTAGTATCTTATTAGCAGGTACCAATTCTTGAAGGGTTTTAATCTCAACAAGACTTGCATAACAATCGTTTTGTGGGTCTAAGCTCTTATCATTTATGGGGGCGGATATATAACCGCTAACGCCTAAGCACTCCGCAGAGTACACATTAACTACTTGATAGCCACTAGCAGTGGTTATAGTAGCGTAATTATCAGGCATAGACCAATCAATAGATTTAGGTGTATATACTATAGACCCATCAACATTATTACTATGTAAACTTACTCTAATAGGTGATGCCCCTACCCAATCCCCATCTATTGTTACAATATCCATAAATCTGTAGCTTTTCTTTGTATCATACTCCCCCGCCCATTTTGCCATATACCAAGCCTCTACATCTGTAATGAGTACCCTGATATAGCGTGCATTAATATAAGGAACATCCTGTGCTGTATAAACAGGGAAACTATCAAAGGAAGTACCTGCTTCATTATATCCTGTATAGATGTTTACCGGGCGACCCGGTTCTGTTATATGGGCTGTTCCATTAGTAGTATAAAAGGTAGTAAATTCTCCTATTGGAACACCACCTACATCTACTGGATTAGTAGAATCATTGGCATAGGCTAACTCAAATTGGAAGGACCTATTAGTTGTTTTATTTATCCCTCCCCACCAAGGAAAGTAAAGCTGAAGCTTATTTATAGGCTGTGTCTCTCCAAGATCAATAATAATTGCATCTGCTTTATTCATTCCCATCCAGAATTTATTAGTAGTATACAAAGTATTAGTAGGTTCTATAGAACCAGTAGCGTACTGTACCCCATCATCATCATCAATCGCAAAATCCTTAGAGTACTTACTTAAAGAATAAAACTGCTCTTGTATGTCAATTGGTCCAAATACACCATAACCATCGGAAGGCCCATAACCACTAGCTTGTAAATAATTGGGATAAGCAAGTGTGGGTGGTTGAAGATTTTGCACTATAGTAGAGGTAGCTGGTTGTGCTGCTATATTTACATATCTTAACTCATCAACAATTTGTCCCAAGGAATTATAGAAAGTATTCTGAGACTTTAATTGATCAACTAGAAATTGTGATATTGCCCCGGCTTTTACTGTATATACGCCCGGATTATCATCTACCCCCTGTATAGGACCATGTTGTTTTCTTACATTAGTTCTAGTATCCCACCATTCGATCATTTTTTGGGGGGTAGAAGGATTATCAGGATTTACATATTCTGACTTAGGATCAGTTTGGGGTATAGTAAATTGGATGGTTTCTCCAGCAGAATTAATTGCTAAAGTTAGTTCCTTGTCATTGGCGTTTTCAAGGACAACTGGATTTGACCCATCTACATCTGTAACTCTAATTTGATACATTTATTTTACCTCTATAGTGCCCATCTATCATTCCAAGTTATATCTATTTGTCCTTCCCCACTTATTTCAAAGTATGTTTTACCTGTTCCCACAAATAGAGCATAATCTACGTATAGTTGTCTAGTGTTTTGATTTTTTCCTGACTCATCTACTGTTGTATAATTAGAGGAATCTATTGTGAAAGTAGACTCTGAATCATTATAACCAGAGAAAGATAAAAACCCACAGAAATCCCCTGTTTCAGTGTAACCAGATATTGTGATCAAATCTGCTCCCGTAATGGTTATAATACAAGGAGAGTAAGTTCCGTCTGCTGTTGTTCTTGAAACAACATCAGTAGTTATCAACTCATTTCCAATGGAAGAAGATATGGTATGAGTAATTGCTGATAATAGATAAGGTTTAGCTTTAAAAACAACATCATACTTAGAGGTTCTATAGTTTTCTTTAACGTCCTTAGCATACTTTAAGGATACTGGAATAGCTTGATAATACCTGTCAGTGTACCCTACGTATAAGTCTGCATATCCCCTACGTCTACTTTTTAGATATGTGGCAGCAGTTTGTATCTGCTCCCTACATAGATAGTAGCTATCATCCATAACCAACATAGATACTGTTAGGTTTTTAGGATTAGTGCCCATATTTTCAGATATAGGATCATACGTATAGGGGGCAGCATAATCAGTGATTTGCACAGCATCCTCAAAGGATTCCCCTTGCGCATATCCGGGTAAAGTATAAGAATTATACTGCACCAAAAATTGTGCTGCTGGTTTAGTCATCTATTTACCCCCTATAGTTGCCGCGCGTTTTCTAAGTAGTTGGCTGCTGCTCGCAATATCTGTGGATCATCCTTTGCTTGACCAAGCAACCAATTACAACTATTACAAAGTAAACCCCTAAAACAATTTGAACAAGAGGTTGCACCCTCACAACACTTATGATTATGATCTACAGTTAATTTAGGTGTATACATAAACTTTTTACCAGAGCGAGTACGCTCTCTAGGTAGTACCACCTGATTACAGATGGCACACTTTCCTTCCTGTTTATCAAATATTTCCCAATAAAATTCGGGAGATATACCGTGATTAAGATATATTCCCCTCATAGACCTTTTTGGGCTGTTTCTGTGCTTAATCTCAAATCTTTGGAATATAGATAAATTATCCCACTCTTCTCTAGAGAAAGTTTCCTCTAAATCGGGAGGTATAGGGAGTACTTTTCCTCCCCTATTACTTTTACTTGTACCCTTTTTGGTGTATCTATATCTAAGGTATGAAGGTAAGGCATACCATTCTTCTTCAGTAAATTCTTTGGAAAGATTTTCTGGAATGGGCCTTCTAATCATATTGTTAGTCCACACCTTTAAATCCTTTAGATTTCTGTCATATACTGTTCCAACAGAAGTTCCTCTTTTGATTATCTTATATCTAGCATAAGAGGGAAGGGCACCCCATTCCTCCTGAGTAAACTCCCCCACTAAATTTTCTGGTACTGGGCGTTTAGTTTTATTTGATTTTCGTTCCATAATCTTCCTCCGTTATCTAAGTTTAGGAAGTATTTCTTCCCTATATTTGATAACGGTCATTAACTTTGAATGTTGGGCACTTTAGCGGACTCAATTTTGCTACAATTGGCGGGCTATGGATGCTCCAATTCTGTCCGCAAGCTGAGCAAATTCAGCAGGAGTTAATGTCGCTCCATTTATATTTAGTGTTACGTTAATTTGATTAGCCCCACCCATGCTAACTCCTGTTTGGGAGTTAACTGGAACGTTGGCTATGGCAGAGAAGTCTCCTGCCCCTACTCTAATTCGTCTTACAATATCAGACTTTGTTTCAAATGCTAATCGAGCCTTTTCAATATCTGCTAATTCCTGTAGTGCTTTACTTAGTATTGTTTCACTTATTCCACGAACTTCCATTATCTTCTTAGTACCATTAAGTAATTCTACAATATCGTTAACATCCTTAGCAGTTTCACCGGGAACTTGATTTCGTAGATTTATAGCATTTTGAATAGCCTTTTGTATAAGAGCATTCATATTACCAGAATTAAGTATCTGGTCAGGAATATCTAACAAACTAGTAGATACGGTTGGGGCTGCTGAAGCACCACTACCACTACTACTAGTTCTAGCTACATGTCCGCTACTAAAAGTAGTTGCCAAATTAGTCATAGCCTTTTGTGCAGCTTTCAATTGATTTGCTGCACCAAAATATCTAGCTGCCTGATTTTCTCCTTTAAGTGTGCCGTCAGCAAGAGCAGCATTTCCCATTGCTTCAAGAGCATTAATAGCTCCTGCCATATCAATATCAGCGGATAGATGGAATTGTGTCTTTATATTATCAAGAACAGTAGAAGTATTTATCAATAAGTCTAAATTCTTTATTAAGAATTGTATTTGATCTGCATTTAATCCATAAGCATCTGCTAAAGCAAATAACTGTGTAACTTGCTCAGTCATAGTTAGTGAAGCAGCGTTTTCCATACCCGGTAACTGGGATAAGAAACCACCCAAACTTTGCGCTGCCGCATCTACTTTATTGGTATCATTTAAGCTATCTTGTAGAGCTATAATTTCTGTAAAAGTATTTGCCTCCTCTCTTAAAGACGCAATATACTTATCATTAGCAGCTATATCTGCTGATGATACTCCACCAGATAGTTTCTTAATCTGGAAATTCTTAGATACATCAGCTATATGTTTTCCTAAATCGGTCATAGCTGCTGTTGCTTGATCATCCAAAGTGGCTATTTCTTCACTTATTGCGACCCCGTTTTTTATAACAACTAGTTGAGCCCCTGAAATACTATTCCACCATGTTATAGCAGACTCCGGCGTAGATTTTCCTATTTCTTCTACATCCTTTTTATATTTATCAGCATCCTCTGTAGCATCTATAGAAGCTGTTTGATAATCCTTGTACATCTTTAATATCTGATCAGTACTTGGGCCAGTATCGGACAATACGCCCTTTGGGAAGAATGTCGCTTGCAAAGAATCTCTAAAACCTTGCATAGCTCCCTGATTAGGACTATTTATAGAAGATTGCATTAATCCTGTGTAACCCTGTAAATTTGTTCCAGCCGTAGTTGCATTAAAATCTTTATTAAACATACTCTGAGCCTGAATCCAAGCTAAAGACCCTTCATACTGCTTACTTAAAAGAGTAGTAGGATCAACAGTAGCATAGTCATTTCTATAAGTAGCTTGTGCTGGTCCGCGCCAAGAGGGGGTTGAACCTGTCTGTACCTTTATAGGCTGATTATAGTCCACCCATTTTCCTGTAGTTGAATCATACCTAACCTTAGACATGTCCTGTGGTACGGAAGTAGTAGATGGGAATAGATCGGGATTAGTACCGTGAAGAAGTTCATATGTAGCCTTGGAAATATCTTCATTAGACAACAATCCACCTTTAGCTGCTACCATTGCCGAAGCTAGATCGGGATATTTCGCCGCTAACTCAGGTGTGGCCTGTAGTAACTTTTGATAAGATTCAAATAAGGAATTATTTATGGTAACTAATTTACCAGCAATAGTATAATAATCGTCAGATGCTTGTGATAGTTGATTTAGATCATCGGTAGATAAGTTGGTCGCCCCGCTAAGTCTATCCATAATGGTTTTATCCTCAGCCTGTTGAGAAGTAAGAGAATCATACTGAGATTGAAGTTGTTTAATAGATTGATAAGAATCTAGTTGCTGTTGTTTTAATTCAGCCACCTTTTGTGCGGCTTCCCCAGTATTTTGACCAAATAAACTTACTGCCATACCTACTGCAGATAAAGCTATACCGAACGGGGCTAATTCAGGCTGTACTACAGATATACCCATACCCAAAGCTGCCATTGCATTACCTAAATCTTGGGAAACGTTACCTCCTCCCATGACTGATCCAGCTATAGCAGCACCACCTGCTACCAAACCTAATGCCATACCAGATTTTCCTACTAATGCCCCACCCATAAATCTTGATGCCATAGAACCCTTACTTGCAAGAGCAGAAGCAGTAGCAGCTTCCGTAGTAGCTGCGCCCGCAGACGTTGCTGCTATTTGCTGTTGCTTCAATAAATCAATCTCAGTTGCAGTTGCGGTATTTAAACCCTCTGTAGCTAATGTAGCCTTTTCAATATTTCCTGCCATCGCATCATATGTTGATATAGCAGCTAATTTTAATGCATTAAAATCTATACTTAGGGCACTAATTATTTTAAGACCAAAGGCAGCTACTTTCACTGCAATAAATCCAGCAACAATGTCTCTCAACATCGGAACCAAAGGACCTAGTACTGAGCCTATTCCAGTTATAACATCCAATACCCCTGTAAGAACAGGTACTATCTGTCCTGCCATATCACTCATTCCAGCAGCAAATTTATCGAAGAAGAATTCTGTTAGCTTGTTTTGGAATACGGTAAATTGTGCGGATATAGATGATACTATTCTTGCATTAGCAGCTAAAGCCTCGTTTGTAGCATCTGTAGATTTTTGCGTTGCAGCAGCAATTTGATTATAAGCTTCCAGCAAAGCAGCAGCATCAGGTGCTCGTCTTGGGCCACCAGAAATAGCCTTAACAACTTCCTTCTCTTGACCAGCACTAATAACACCAGTATCAATAGCCTTTCTAATATCACCATATATATCCAAGAAGGGACGCATATTTCCTGCAGCATCCCGCACAGAAATACCAAACTTATTAAGCTCTTTAATAGAGCCTGATGAGTCAATAGAACCTACCAAGTTCTTGAATGATGTAGCCACTTCAGCGGGAGTTTTAGCTGTTACCTGAGATAGCACTTGAATGGCACCAATTTGTTGATCTATAGTCATTTGTGCCTGTGTACCAGCTTGGGCCATTACTGAAAGACCCTTAGTAATGTCTGAAATAGCATTAGCCTGACCATTAGCAACGGCAGCAATCTTGTTTTCTATATCCATTAATTGTGAAGGAAGTAAACTTAGCTGCTTCATAATAGCTGTTAAGGAGTCAGTTGCTTCAACCGTTGTCATATTAGCAATATTAGTTAGTACACCTACGGCTGTAGCTACCTGTTCTATAGATGCTTTCCACTGGCTAGCTGATTGCCCTGCTTTTTGTGTAGCCAAAGCAATATCATCCATCGCACTAATCATTTCTTGAATTGGAGTAGCAGTCTTGTTTGCTACGTCAGAGATAACAGAGAAGTAATCTCTTGCCTCTCCAATTGACATACTAGCAGTCAATGAGAACTGTCTTAGAGACTTGTCTAGAGCAGTTATTTCGGACAACTTCTGCATTGCGAAACCAAGGGTTCCAATAACAGCAGTAGTAGCGATAGTCCATTCAATAACTTTCAGGAAGTTTCTACCTGTTTGGTTAAGCATGTTAGAGAAACCTGACATTTGCCCACCAAAACGAGTGATAACCTTGCCTGTATTATCAACCTCAGCACTAAATCTAGTCATGTACCCTTGTAAATTTTGGAATTCCCCACTATACTCAGTCATGCCAGTCCGCATATTTTTTATAGGGACATTTATATTAGCATTTTGATACATATTTTCTACAGTACTAAATTGACCTGATCCAAGACCAGCCCCAAGTAATTGATTATATAATCCCTTCGCATTAGCTTCCATCAATTGAATATTTTTAGGCATAATCGTTGATGCAGATCGCAATGATTTATCTACTGCATTAGTGGCACTTTCAGCTTCGTTTTTTAATGCAGTATATTGGGTAGTAAGTGCCTGAGTTGCAGCAGTATGTCTACCTCGTACTGCTACAACCTTCTCTTCTTCTATGTTATTATTAGAAAGAAACGTATTTAGAGCTTGATTAGCAGCACTTTGTTTTTGTGTGGCTTGTGTTAATTCATCGGAACTTCCAGCAGCTTTTACAGCCTCAGTAGCATTTTTTACCTCATTTTTTAATGATGTATATTGTGCAGTAAGTGCTTTCGTAGCGGAGGCACTTACTCCCTTTTTGGCTGCAACTTTCTCTTCTTCTATATTATTATTGGCAAGAAATCCCTGATAAGCCTGACTAGCATCACTTTGTCTTTTTATAGCGGCTGTTAATTCATCAGTATTGGAAACATAACGATCAAACTTATCATATACAAAAGAAGTACCGTCACCTAGTTGCCTACTTGCCACGGTAGTTTGTTTTAATACTTTATTATACTGATCTAAATCATAAGAGGATTTTACAAATGTTCCTTCACCCTTTGTCCCTAAAGAAGTAAGAAGAGCTTCCTGAGAAGAGTACACAGGTGTACCAAGGGTTTGCGTTGCAACGGCCATACTTGCTTCCTGCATCTGTCTATTTAGTGCCCCTATCTGTGTTTCAGATGCGCGCGTAAAGTTTTGCAGCCCGCTTAGATCGCCTCTCCAACCAATGTTGTAGGATATCCCACCAGCCATTTATTCCACATCCTCTAAGTCTATTTCCGTATAATCTTTACCCTTTCTATCCTTTTCTATATTAAATACATCATCTAACCATAACTTTAATTTATATGGCTTGCCCCACAAATCTCTAGGCGGTCGCTTATCCTCAGGTAGCTCATTTAGAGAGTCTATCTTCATGCGATAAGCTATTGCTTGGGAAATAGTATGGGGCAGATCATCAGCACTTCCCAAACCTTTTGCTAAGGCCATATCTGTTCTAGAAGCTATTTGAAGTGCTAAACCAAAGGACTGCCCCTCTGCTAGTTTTTTACTTTATCCTCCTCAACCTCTAGATTTGAATATGCCTCTAGAAGTTGCTTCTGGATAACATCTACTGTATCCTTAAAATCTTGGGCGCTATCAAAAGATCGTATCTTAAATGTAGGGTCGTCCCAACAAGATCGCCAAACCTTTTCAATAGTTAAAGTCTGCATAAACATATAAAGAGGCTGTATGTTAGTCATAGCACCCTTTGCTAGCTCCCTTTTTTGGGCTAAAGTCATATCAGAAAGGGTGTCCTCTAGCTCCTTATTTTTTTGCAAAGTATACGCTTGTATTTCTTCAAGATACTTTTGATCCTGCTCTTTATTTGCAATGTCTAGTTTCTCTTGCTCTTCTAATGTAGGAGCATCAGGATCAGCCGCTATAGCCTCTATCTCAACTTCATCAGGGCGCACAACATTGGACATAGCTTGTTGTGTCCAATTAGCAGCCTGTGCAGCGCGTATAGCTTCTACACACTCTTCTTCTGAAGCATCCTCAAATATACCTACTTCCATCCTGTAATCATTTGTTTCTGGATCACGTAGGGCTGCTCTCTTATTAGAGGAGGCTACTCTAGCCTCAGCATAAGCTTCCTTTAAATCCTGATCACCTATGATTCTCATATAAACCTTTTTAGGTTTACCATCAGCATCTAATATTGGCTTTTTATTTTGATCTACTAATTCAATTGTTTTCTTCCATCTTAAAAGACTTGATAATGATCCCATTCCTGTTCCTCCATCTAATAAAAAAGTAGGGGAGTTAGACTATCTCGTAACTAGTCTAACTCCCCTTTATTTTGTAGTAAAAACTACAAGCCCTATCCTTTTATTGAATTATCTTATGCCCACGGACCAGAGCCGCTTGCTACAAACAGATCACCTGTAACTGACTGCCAACCAAATGTTTCCTGAACAGACTGGTTAACTGATGAAGAATCTCCCTCATTTGTAACGATGATAGAAGGTACATAGTAAGTTAACAATACCTGTGAGGTATTTGCTGGATTATAAAGTTGAATCTTTAGCGGCAATGAGTTTAGAGTATAACCCATATCTGCTTCTACAGCAGATGTGGCTGCACCTGTTAATATATTAACTAGATCGTTGTCAGTCTTTAGAACCGTTAGATCACCAGTAACGCTAGGAATACCTAGCTCAGTTGCTACTGGAACACCGAACGAACCCATTTCATTGATTTGCTCAGATGCAAGGGCTGCTCTAATTGTTGCTGACTGTACTCTAGGAATAGTATTAACACTAATCTTGACTGGAACATACTTACCAGCAATAGCTGCTGGCGCGGCATTATCCAATGCTTGGAATGTCTGTGCTGTAGCGTTACAGTATGTTAACCAAACGTTGTCTCCAACTGTTCCATTAATGAATGTTACTGCGGTACCTGCCACAGTAAAGTCTGTTCCTTCACTTAGCCAAGTTCCTGCTGTATTACTATAGCAATCTAGAATATACCCTGATGTTCTAGTTAAGAAAATGGGGGAAGTAGAAAGAGTAACGCCGGAAGCTGCTGAAACTGTTAAACTATCATAAACTACTGGTTGTCTTAACTCTTTCTTACTGTTAGAAGTTACTGTATAAGTAATAGTTGAGTTAGCTGCTACTCCGAATGAGGCATCCATCGCTGTTATTGCCCCACGTCTAACGTATAAAGCGTTTACAACTTGCAAAGAGTTGGTATCTCTAATGTTTCCAACAACATCAATTGGTTTAAGTGATGTGATGCTCACACCAGATGCCGGATAGGTTGCAGGAGTATACCCTGTCAAATATGAGAACGTATTGTGACTTACATCAAACGCCTCAATAGTAACTGTTACTGTTGGTATCTCTTGTGTCATACCAACGTGTAGTTTTCTGCCCAGTTCATCTACCGTATTGGTTGCTATGCTTAGGGGCCAATCGAATCTTTGTACACGAGCGGCAGCAAACAGGCCCTTTGGGGCCGCGATTAACGGCTGTAAATCCCTAGAATGGATTCTGGATCGTCTTGCCATGCGTTTTCATCCTCCTAAAAGGTTAATAAAAATTATTGCCTTTTCCTTTTATAGCCCCGCTCTTTTTTATGTATACGTGGCCGTCTAATTTATTAATATTCTCAAATTGCCCCAAATGGGCACAATCTAGTAATAATGGGCTTCAAATTTTCCTCTTATAACTGCTCTCCACCACAATACTTTGGGGGTAGTAAAAACTGGGGGCAAGGTATCAGCCCGTATAGAGTCTGTATCACAAATTATGCTTCCTAAAACAGTACTATTTTTATCTACAATAGATATGGAGGCCAAATCCATGAATTCCATAACAGCATCTTCAAAAGCCTCAGCACGAGGCTCTGACTCTAGGTATGCTTCAACTTGTACAGTATATGTATATGTTGAAGCATGTTGCCCCATATCTGTAAGAACAGGACTACTAGGAAGAATCTGTATTGCTACATCCCCTATTTGTATCTCCTCGTCCTTCCAGCCCTCTTTAAACGTTAGGCCAGTCCAACTCTGAGTAGCGAGATATGTTTGCAATGCAGTAGAAATACTTCTTTTTTCATAATATTGTTTTCTACCCATTTATCTATCTCCTTATATATTTATTGGGGCAAATCTTCCCCCGCCACCACGTACTTGATATTTACCAAGATCAGAGTACATAGGCTGTTCCCCCCAACCGCCATAATAGGTAGATTCGGAAGTTGCTCTAGGAGTGTAAGACCTTATATTTTGTAGAGCACTATTAGTGTATTCAGTGTAAACATCATTACCATACGCAATAATTGCTTCTTCCATCATACCTGTTACATCCTGCGGTGCGACATATGGACTAGATTCATGAGAACCATACTCCAAAATTAACCATTCTGGTGCCTTATTCCCCCATATTACAACCCTATCAATTAGAGTTTGATCATACATACCAGCGGTATTTATTTCTACGCCCCTACCTTTGGGACCTCTAGATACATAAGTTCCACCTTCAACTAAGGTTTCCCAAAACTCTTGTCTTTTTTCTACTTCCTCATTATATAACTCTTGCCCGGTATAAGGGTCCTCTAATCTATACTGAGACATACTGGATGAATGGTGAGAACCCTTACCATTTAACTCTCTTAAACTTGCTAATAGTGCATGTCTATGATATGCACGCTCTAAATCGGTGGAAGTTCCTAAATAATCCAAGTCTACATTTACTACTACGTCTGATCCCATAAACTCTACTGTAGCTGGTACGGTCCCTGCTAGAGATAGTACATGCTCTGTGTATATACGAGGAAAATTAGGCTCAGCCGCTAAACAAGCTTCCTCCAGCACCATTTTGACTATAAGAGGAACATTGTATCTAAGAACAGATGTTATGATTGGACCTGCCTCTGATACTGCCTGTGCCAATTCTTTACCAAAAGCCTCTACACCTGAGGAATCTATTACTATGCGGGGCATCCAACCTGCCATTACTTATTCCACTTCCTCACCTAATCCAAGTATTGTGGTAATATCTCTAGTATAGTCATTCATTTTATCTAACAAAACTTTTTTTATAAGTGCGTAAGGTGGTGAACCCTGTCTATACATTAATTCAATTGTATCCAAAGCTAACCGTAGATGCATTCTCTTACGAGCCTCTATATCTTGTAAGGCTTCAATCAATTGCATACCATTCACTTTGTTATATTCAAATAGATTGCCACACTTAGGGCATACTACATTAGATGGTACTGCCATTTCCTTCTCCTTTTACTTTGGGCTATTACCCATATTTTTAAGCACTAAATGATACTGCGTTATTATAGGTGTTCCAACAGGAACAATCTTGGATATTGTCATATCATGACCATCCACTAATACGTGCCCAGTAAATGTTTGACAAGACATTGCCAAATCATAGTACTTCAGCCCGATCTTAGCTGTGGCATCACCTACATAATACTTTCCTCCGGGTGTGGCTGTTATATTCTGATCATTGGTCCATCGTATCCTAGCAGGTACCGCGTTTGCTACCTCAGTCAGCACCCAATACGCTCCCTTACAGATAGCACATTTAGGATTAAACGAGCAATCGTTAACTGAATCATAATCAGTAGCCGCTAGGCACGTCGGACAAGCTGATTTACTTGTAGTATATAGATAAATAATACGTTGAATTCCCGGCAAAATTGTATCTTCTACATGCAATACCCAACTACCATACACAATTAATCACCCCTTATAAGGGCTAATAAAGAATCAAACTTTTGTTTGCTCGTTTCATAGTTATAATTAGTCTCCAAAACAGTTCTAGCATTCGTTACCATTTCATGGTTTATACCATTGGTAAGAATTTCACGCCCCAAATTTACAGCCTTTTCTAGATCAAAGGGGTTAACAGACAAATCAGGATATAGCTCAGACTGCAAAGCAAGACGCTCTGATCCAATGCAAGGTATTTCTAGGAAAGCCGATTCAGCCTGTAATCTTCCGGGTGTGTTTCTATCAGCTAAGTTAAATACGAATTTACACTGAGACAGTATATCCATATATTCCTCTGTATCTTTTCGCTCGTGAATAAACACTCCTTCAACATTGTCTGCCCAGTACGCGCAATACGGGATTAGCTGGCTTGGAATAGATAGAAACACTCCTTGTATATCAGGAAACTCTAACTTTAGTCTTTGAAAAGCAAGTACATTACTTACAAAATTCCTGTCATTATCGGATGCGCCTACGCCTAGTCCAACATATTTCTTTTCAGAGGCACGTAATTTACCAAAACGTTCCTCATAAGTCTGTACCGGAAAGGGAAGTCCAACATTTACTACAGGTCTAGATGGGCAGGCAACAGAGTACCATGATCGCTCTTCTTCAGAAAGAGCCATGATCCCATCCAAATATTGTAGGTCTTTGATATATGCTACCTGCTTATCCGCAGATATCTTTGAAATATGGGCGCTAAGGGGATGATCCGACAATCCAATTAAAGCAATATGCGGCCACCGATTACGTATTTCTTTATGCCAACCAATTGCATCTAACCACATTGTATGAATAATAGTTTTATAAAGACCAGCCTCTTCAACTTTCTGTATATAGGGGATATCCAACAAGTGCATCCATACCCCGTTGTCATACTCCCCAGTATTTGGTTTGTCTCCGTAGAAAATCGCTAATTCTCCAATTGCTCTAACTGCCATTACCTTCTCCTTATAACTGACCAAGTTTTAATTTTAGGCCCCATTTTTCATTGAAGTAATCAAACTTATCATTATGAATATTTAATCTACCGTGTGTTTGATTTACATAGTGAATATATTCGGCTGTAGGACAAGACACTATTTTATAGCCAGCCTCTCTTGCTCTAAAAGCCAGATCACATTCCTCTCTGTAACCCATACCATAGTTTTCATCAAAGTACCCGATCTTATCAAGTACCTCTCTCTTTATAAATATGCAGGACCCTTCAACTGCTTGTTGTTTTTCTACCCCCACAGAATCCTTTGGCTGACCAAAGTGCCTATGTGCGGTGTTGCCGTCACTCCCAACATAGATTCCATAATTAATAATGGTATTACCATCGTTAGATAGTGCTTTTCCGCCCACAATGCCAATCTTAGGATCACTATACGCTAATTTACTCATTTCAGTAACAATATCAGATAGAAGAATGGTATCATCATTAAGTAAAACAACGTCTGTAGTGGACGAAGCCATCATTGAGTTGCACGCTTTTAACCAACCAACGCTATTTTTCCACACAGACATTCTTACATCTTTAACCTGTACTAACACGGATGCAATACAATTCGCTGTCATCTGATTAGCAAAATAAGTTGGAATTAATACTTCTGTATCCATGTGCTCCTTTCTATACTAGGGCTGCAAAATATCCTAACCACTTGTAGCTCTCTGGATTATACCAGTTATCAAAGCCATTTAGTGAGGAGACTGTAGCTGCTACCAATCTCTTTCCGGGTAAAACAGGCAGAAGTATTTTAAGCTCATCTATGTCCCTTTGTATAGGGTTGTTTGCGCCCGCTGGAACATCATAAGCAAAGTCTCCATCCCTAAAGCTACCTAATAATAGTGAGCTTTTATAGATGATTGACGATGCCAAGATGATTGGTCGTTCATCACTCTGCACCACACTTGGAGTAACTATGAATGACTCCGAAGAGGGGCTAGTAATAGTATACTCTCTTGACCACCTGAATGCAAGTGATTTTATACCGTCCGAAAGATATCCAGCTAGTTTAGAATCCGTGTCCTCAGCCTGAACATACTTTTTTAATTGCCGTTTAAAGGATGGTACCAAATCTAAACAATCCATATACGTCACTCCTTTATTCGACAGATTCCATTGCTATAGGGGTAATTTCTTCCATTCTTTCCTGAATCATATCAATAATTTTCTGAGAACGCTTTTGTGCCTTAGCCTCGTCAAGAAGCTTGGATAGTGCCCCCTCTGATGTTACAAAAGGCAGCTTCTTTTTAAGAGCAAATAAACTCTTAACAAGTTCTGTAGCTTGTTCATCAGAGATAGCATTCTCTGTAGTAAAGTCTATATCGGGTGCGGTAGAAGCAATCAAATAACCATTTTCTAGCATAGCCTTATTAGCTAACACAAAATCTCGTATCTGACTCTTCTTGATTCCCACATAAGGATTATTAGGAGTTAGTACAATACCTGTTCTATCTTGTGTAGAAAATCTAATACCAATAGTAAATTTTACATTAGTCTTGTAAAATTGAAGTTCCTCGTCCATTATATCCTCCTAGATATTCTAAAAATATCCCTAAATGTTAATGAATTGTAGGTCATCTTAAATGACTTTCTAACAAAAATGGAAGGGTCAAGAGCCAAAACTGACTCTTGACCCTTCGATATTAATTTAAAGTGGTTACGGCTTTGTCTGTGTAGTTAATTCGATCTTAACAAGACCCTGAGCGTTCCAAAGCATCATACCATACTGAACCCATGTCTCATAGTTCCAATAAGGAGGAGTTGGCTCGTTGTCAATAAATTCCTTTGTCTGAGGACCACCGTAAGTAATAAACTCACCAATATTATCCCCAACAACTAATATAAAGTTATCAGGAAGAATTGGCTTTGGTGGATAATCCGTTCTATCGAATATCTGTGGAATTCTTACAATATTGCTTACTCCACGATAATTCTCTACGGCCTTTGTTCCGGGTCCGTAAGGAGAAGTTACTTGGAATTGTCCGAAAGGCTGACCATTAGTTGCTAGTGGTGTGCCACTATCGGTTGCTACTGCCCCTACGATCTTATACTGACCAAACTCAGAAAGTGGTGCTAAGGAGGTTTCTGTTCCAACAATAGCTTTTACTGATCCTGACCAATAATTAACGTGATCAATAGCCGCATCTAGTACTGCTGCTGTTAATGCTGCCCCACCTGAAATCCAGTTAGAACTGCCTGAACCTGTAATAGTTAAGGCTGATGCATTTCCTGTGGTCCATACATTAGCAAGAGCATTCCACATGCGCATAGTTAGTTTTTCCTGAATTGCCTTTGAAATATCTGATCTAACAGTTTCAGGTGTAAAACTAGGCCCACCATGTTGCAGTTCTAGTGTATTATACGAAGCTTTCGCTGATAGAATATCTAGATTATAGCTCATGGCCTTATCTTTAATAGCAATTTGCTGACCCAATGTTATTTGGCCCGGTACAATTTGCTGTACGTTATACTTACCCTTATATCGCTTTACAAGCATATCCCCAATCTTAATTTCTCTGGTATTCATAAAGGCACCAGCAACATCAATTGTTAGATAAACGGGGTCAATGTACTCCGTTATAATCTCGGCCAATGCTTGCTTGTCTGTCTTGGCAACTTCTGCAAAAGCACTCCGCTGCTCGGGGGTAATGCGTGAATCATTCGGTACTCTCATTCTTTATCCCTCCTTACAGTTTTGCGTTAGATGTGCCAAATAGTTTAACAGTTAGTGTCTGGTCCCCGAAGGTTCCTCTAGACATAACCATACCAATTGCAACACCCGAAGCATTAAAGCTACCGGCTGTTACATTGCCCTTAGTTGTAGTAGCCCAGTCTGCATAAACACCGGCTCCTACCGTAAAGTCTGTAATAAGTCCAGTATAATATCCTGAAGCATAAGTTACAGTTGTTTCTCCGTCATATACCAAGCACATTGCTCCAGAAGGAACAGGCTGATTATAGAACAGTGGTGGAATTTCATAAACTGCTACAGCAGCAGGCCACGGTGTTTGGAAAGCCTCATTTGGGTCCATAGTAAATGAATTCTCTGCCGCGCCCTCTGTACCATCAGAGAACGGATAAAGACCAGTACCATTAAGCCCGTTGCCATTGTTGAAATATGGTCCGGGGTTAAGTGGCTTTGCCCAGTCTACAGCAGAAACAGCCTTATTTGCCTGTGCTTGTGTAGCTGGAAGAACCATTCTTCCGTCTGAATCACGGAAGCAAAGCTTACCTCTTGCGGTTGATTGATTTACCCGCGCGCCATCAATGTCATCATATTTATTTACCATGAATGCGGCTGAAACGGGATTTCTCATTGCTGTAATTGCGTCTGCCATTAGTTTCTACCTCCTTTATTATTAACTTGGTCTAGATAATGATTTAAGTCCTGCTTTCAGACCTTCCTTGTCTAGACCGTTGCTGCTAGCTACAGCAATTGGTCGGGGGACAGGTAGAAATGTCTTAACAGTCGATCTATCTGAGGCACTAGCTGTTTGTGTTGTCTTTTTGGCTTCAACTAAATCTGTAATATATGTTTCAAAAGCCTCTTCAGAAAGACCTACTAAGAAATCCTGCTTCTTAGCAATAGCCTCATCATCTGCTCCTAGTTTAAATCCAGCCTCAGTTACACGAGCTATTCTTGCGGCCTTAACAGCCTCTTTTTCTGCTGTTGCAATTTTATCTGTTAATTCAGTAACCTTCAAATTAGTTTCTGCAAGGGCTGTATCCTTTTCAGCGATTACAGCGTCCTTAGCAGCTAACTCTTCCTTTAAGCGATTTACTGCAGACTCAGCCTCAGCAAGTGCGGCTTGAAGCTCCTTAATCTCTTCCTCCGTCATGTTATTACCTCCTTGTGTTTCTTCAATTTTACTTGCTTGGCTCCAATCTGATGCCAATTGTGATACTGCGGTAACAAATTGTTGATCATCTATATTCTTATCTGTGGCTAAAGCCATTAAAGCAGTTCTGGAACCGTAAGCCGGATGACGCACAAATGTTGCAGCTTTAGTAATAACTTTTTTCAACCACTCAATTCCACCGGACTCCTCACTTTCACTATAAAGTAATTCATATGAAATACCGGGGGCGTCACCAGCAGCATAAGCATCCTTTAAATATTGAATCTCATCTGGAAACTCGTCTGCATATAGAGTTGCATCTGCTACTAATTTATTTGTATCTCCTTCCGTAATCTTAGTCATCGTTCTAATATGACCAATTGGAATAGAGCCCTCATGCCCTGCGGCCATACCAAGAAACTTCATCTTAACTGGTGTTCCGATAGAGGAACGAATAATGTTATTAAATTCAGATTCTTGTATACCTTGATGGTTATTATTTCCCTGATCATCCGCAAAAACAAACTTAGCAGATGTAAGTAGGGGGTGTTTAAAGTCCCCCTCTTCTTGGGAATCATAAATTTCGGCTTTAGACTCAAAAAACGCTATCTTTAATTTGTCAGACAAGGATATCACCTCCCTTTATAACTGGACATAAACAAGTATATTTGGGCGGGTTAATAAAAATTAATGTATAATTAATACACCCATCTTCCTGATTATGTGGTTTTTAGCCCATCTATTTCGATAATACCATACTCCTTTATACTAACTATGGTACCTTTAAGAATTACTGTATAGGAAATATCATCCCTATCATCGTATCGTTCTAAATCAGATGCTACTATAAGAGCTTCATCTGTATCCTGTAATTGTACCCCCACGGTTAATGTTGGTTTAAGATTTAGTTGCTCCAAATTTCGGGGAAGAGGACTACGATCCATATGAACATGATCCATCCAAAGTACTGCTATTATTTTATATTGATTGTTGCTCATCTACTCATCCTCATTATGTAGCAAAGGTGGGGTAATCTCTAGAACTTCCGGTGTTATTTTAATTCCTCTAGATTCCGCTACCTTTATAAGCAAATTAATAAACTCCTCGTCAGGCATTAATTCTTCTGCCTTGACATTTATTCTAGAAGTAGGCTCTCCTTTTTGAGAAGGAGTAGAGGGAGTACCCGTCTTTCGTTCACTTAATGGTGGGTTTTCTGTACCAACTGGTCGCCCCGGTAGATTTGGTGTGCCCCCTATTTGTGGGGGTGGTGGACTGTATGGAGTTGGTGGGAAGGCTGGTAAACCAACACTTAGGGAGGCTTCGTCCTTCATTAGCTCAACTTCTGTCTCATAATCAGTACCAACTGATTCCGCGCGAGTTGTCCGACTGATAATACCTTCCTTGTAAATCTGTGCAAATACAGCAGCGGTCTTAATAAAGTCTTGCAACCGTATTGGTCTAAATACTGGGGATGGCAAATTTCTAAAGTTATTTAAAACGGCTGCTTGGGAATATATATCAGTTATCCATTCTATTAGCATCATTCGTAGCTCTTCCATCATTGGAAGAACTGCCCAAGTGGATACTTCTGCTCCCGTACCTGCACGAGTCTCACCCGTAATTAATACCCTAGTTACTCCTAATCCCTCTTGAATCTCTTCGTTAGTTTGTGTATACTTCTGCTGATTAAGCAAAGCCTCAACGTCTGGTGAAATCCATGAAAGTTTAGTAGTATGGTTAGAGAATAAAATAAATATTCTTTCCATTAATCTAGGATTATTGGATCGAGCAAGAATTTGACTCTTTAATTGATCCATATTACCCTTAGTTTCATCTGTTAATGGAAAATCTTTATCTCCTTCCTGTACTAACAGAATTGCACTAATAACTCGGGCAGCTACAGCAAAGTCCATTCGTCTTAGTTGCTGCTTAAACACTAGTGCTTCAAGCACATTATATAGATAGGGTGTTGGATAAGGACTTACAGAAATCTCTTTGCGCAAAATAGGGTCTGAATCTGTAATCTCTACCCTGCTTCCACCACTCATTACCATTTTTACATATTCAGGAAATACGGTAGCTAAATAGTTATATCTAGCTTGTTGGTCCTTTACAGGACCACCCTTTCCTTGAATTAGGGCAATATCTTTTGAAGGTACCTTTAAGTAGAATCCCTTGGTACCCCAACCTACCCACTCAATTTCAATTAAAAGTGGGGGATAGTAATCAAAAACTGGCATAACATAGGATTTAGCTGCCTTTAAATCAGGACTAATATCACTACCCTTCATTACTTTCCAGTCTACGCGAGGAAGAAACATACCCGATAGAAAATACTCCAAGGCGGCTGTAGATAAGAACCTCATTAATCTAGATGGGCGTCTATGCAGAACAGCGTTAAAGTACTCATTAGCTTCATCAGTAGTTTTACGTTGCCCATTTCTAATTTGAGTAATGGATAATTCAGAAAGTCTATTTACTACTGAAGCAGCTATTCCCCCACGCTGATAAAAGTCGTAGCACATCTGAATAACGCCATGATAATCTCTTGGTATAAGTAACTTTTCCGGCACGTTTCCTTGTGCTGAATAAAAACTATCCAATCCCCCGTATGGCTGATAAAAAGTACCCACATTTTCTCCAAATGGGGACATACCCTCCAAAATAGAGGCTTGT